TTTGTAATTTCTGCAATAGCTTCCTTAGGTGATGTCACTCCATTTAATACAGCACCTAATTGTGGTGATACAACACTAGCTGCACCAAATAATAATTTGCCAACTGTTGTTTCTTTAAACTTTTTTTTACTCATTAATTATAAACTTTAAAATGTAATACAAAAAAAACTAAATAAATATTTAACTCTGCAAAGTCATGATTTTCATCTATTGGATAATACTCAACTCCAAACATAAAACCATTGGGCATTAAAGCAACTCCTATATCCATTATGCACTTGTTATATCTATATATTTTGTTTTGCCATCATCTCTAACAGCTTTTAATATTCTATTTCTATTTTTTTCCTCATCCACATAACTGATATGCAACCAATCTGGGTTTTCCTCATTTCCAAATTCATAAATTAATTGGTCAAAATCTAAATTTTCTTTTATCCATTCAAACATTTCTTTGTTTGTTTTATGACCATAAATATCATCAATGTCAATTGCAGCACCATTTTTACAAGTGTGCTGACTAGACACTTTAGAACCTATGGCAACACATAAATCTGGGGATCTGTAAAATGAATTAATTTTTATAGGACCTCCAACCCATTCTCTTAATGGTTCAAATACTTTTTCAGCTAATATTTTCATATTATTTAAAGCTGTTCCATTAGGTGTATTATCAATGCCTAATCTTAAAGCTGTAACTGATTTGGTTGCCTCTTTTTCTGAAATGTGTTTACTTATCATAATTTATTAGTCAGTTGTAGTTGCCCTCCTTAATGTTTTATAGGAATCAATCACTTCTTGCATTTCTAAATATGATTCTTTTATTTGTAATGAAATACCACCATCCCACCTACCAATAACATGATTGTCTTTATAAATAAATATAACAGGCACAGATTTTATCTGGTTTCTAATACTTGGTGATTGATCCTCTAATAATGCTTTTACTACTCTAGCACCTTTGATTTTATTTAAATCTTTAAAATCATTTTTAGAGTTCCATGAACTATTAATATGCAATATTGTATAATCTTGAGCATTAACTTTTACAAATGCAAAGAATACAATTAGGACAATTAGCTTTTTCATCTTTGTATAATTTCATATAACTTCTCATCAATTTTATCTAGCTTTTCTGAATTTTCCTCAACTTGTTTAGCTGTATTCTCAATAGTTTCTCTAATCAACCTATCTTTTAAATCATATTCAGTTCTAGTCAATTCAGGTTTTGGCAACTCCTTTGCAAGTTCTATTTCTTTATTTAAACTAAAATACATTCCAGCTAGAGATATTGCACCAGCTATTATAATGCCTATTGTTTTTAAATCTAGTTGTACATTTGTATCCTCACTTATTTTTTGTGCCATAACTTATTAATTTGTTTGTTCAACTCTAGTAGCCATTTCTATTATTCCTATAAAGTAAGTGTGATCATCCCTATCAATTTGCTCATAACTCACACCATCTAAAACATTAGTGTAAACACTAAAATTATCACTACTTAAATCATAATATCCACTCGCCCTAGTTCTTAGCAAAGATAATACATCTGAAACTAATAGATTGGCATCTAAATCACCACCTTGGTCACCATTAAATCTAGTGACACATTCGATTCTAGTAATACATTCCATGCAATAATTACTTGCATTTTGATCCACTTCACTTGTGCTTAAAGAATATATCCAAATATAAGGATGGTTAGCATAAGTAGGCACTCTATTATATACAGGAACAGTTGCACTATTTAAGGTTATATTGCCATTTAAAGCAGTATAAATTCTTTTTCTAATATGATGCATTGCCTCTCTCATATTCTCTTTAATTTATTTTTTAATCTTTTGAGTAGTTGTTTTATTTCTATTTTGGCATTATCAAAAAAGAATGGTTGTGCTTTTGTTCCAGGATGATTCACTTCTTTTCCAAAGAAAGTTTTGCTCTTAGCACTATATAATACACTTTTATTCTTTGCTCTAATCTTATGTGGCTTAGTTCCAAACTCAACAGCTGCACTATAATCAGCACTAGCTTGTACATAAACACCCTTAGTGTCTTTGCCAAAATTTATAGATGATTTTAAAAAGCCAGTATCAACAGGTGCATCTTTTTTTGCCCTTACTTGAATTAATGATGCTGTAATACCAAACTCTTTTTCTAGGTCACCAATGACTTTTAAATCAATCTTATTCAACTTCTTTTCAAGTTTTTGAATGTCTTGTTTATGTATCTTATAACCTATCATAATTGGTTTGTTCCTGTTATTGTAATATATTCATCTGGTGTTGATTCAAAGAAATCATTAACTCTGTATTCAGCAGTTTCACCATCAATAGTAAAAGATATATCATTTACATTTTTATTTATAGTGTCTAAATAATCAAAATCATTTTTTCTAACTATAATTTGTTTGATTTTTTGTCTTGCCCTTTTACCATTATTCTCAACATAATTTCCACTTTCAGGTGTCACATAACCCCAAATAATACCAAATTGTGTGCTATTAGAATTAGTATAACCTCCATAACCATCTGAACTATTATTGAAATAATAAAATGTAATCCTATCTCTGAATAAACCGACATCCATTAAATAAACATATTTTTATATGAGTTCAAAATACTTTTAGTTTCAGTTGGCACATCACTAACAATAGTTCCAACTTTAAAGTCAGATCTGTTGTCATAAAGAGTTGTGCCTAATTGTAAAATAGCATGTTGTAATAATTCATCATCCAATCCACTTGTAATGTAAGTGATTTTAACTTTATCAGCTGGTCCATCCAAATCCATTGTTTCATTATCTAAACCCTCCATAGTATAACCAGTATAAGCTGAGCCATCAATTGTCACACTAGATATTGAGGCAATAGGACCAAAAGGAATATCAATAATTCCACTTGTTTCATCTACATAATAAGTTCTATTCTTAGCAACAATATCTCTAGATATATAATTTTCACACCAAATTCTAGCTTGTTTAATGATATTGCCAATTAAAGTATCATCAGCAGTTGTGCTAATTCTAGCATAGCTTTTAAACTCAGATGTTGAAACAATCTCAGATCCTGTTGTTGAATTAATCTTTATCTGCCTCATCTTTAGTTATTTTTTCAACTTTTAATTCTTTAGTTTCTTTTTTTATTTTAATTTCTTTTTTCTTAATTGGTTCACATAAACCTTTAGAAATCCACTTATCAAAATTCCTGTCTAAAATATCAATTGAACTACCAGCTTTCTTTGGCACACCATTGTGTACAATGTCTTTTAGCAATTTAACTTTCATATAATAAAATTTATTGTAAAGATAAAAAAAAAGTGCCACTAGGTTTTAAGTAGTGACACCCTCGCAACATTTATGAAATACATTCAAAGTTATTAAAATTATCTTTAAGTTTTCCATTGATATTTACTTTCATTGATTTTTGACCAATGTTTTTAATAATAAAAAACCCATTGTATTCCTCATGCCATATAGCAAAATAATCAACCATTTGTGTGCTATAACTTTGATGACCAACCCTCCTTAGAGTTATTTGCATAACACCACCATCATGCCGATACCTATCTTTGCCCATATACTTAATTTGGAATTTAAATAGCTTTCCCTCTTTTTCTAAAATGCAATCATATTTACTTGCATCCAACAATGGCATTGAAACATTGAACCCATGCTTCATGGCTGTTGTTGCAAAAAGGTACTCAGCAAAGCAACCTTTCTGGTTAGGTGTCATGTAATAAAGTTATAAAAAAAGGGGATGATTACTCACCCCCTCAGATAACAACTAATTAACCAAATTAACACTAATATGAAAAAGTGTTGTTTTTTACAGCTTCCTGTATTTCGTTAAATTTTTTCAATATAATCATTTTTTTTGTAGCTGGTATTTTGTGCCACCTATCACCTATAAAGGTATTGACAAATAAGTCATAATCATCAATTATATCATTTTCTTGTTTCATTGTAATATAATACTGATGTGCCTAGTATAACCAAAACTAAAGCTGTTAATAAATCATTGATAACTAATGTTGATCTCACACTTAAAAGTAGTAAGCCACCACCTAAAAAGTACCCTATTTTTTTATTGTGCTTTTCCATTTGTTGTTGGTTTAGGTTTGTTTGCAGCTTTAATTTCATTAAGTTTTCTAATCATCCTATTCACTTTTATGGTGTGTAATAATCTAGTTTTAGCACCCATATTTATAAATGTTAAATAGTTTTGCACCTCTAGGTGCTTTTTCTTTTACCATTTCGATTGCCTCCTTAGAGTTTTTTGCTTTTACAACCTTATGATAATAATGGTAGTCATCACCATTGTCTGCCCACCAATACTCAACTGTGTAAGTATTAGTGAACATTAATTCCATATTTTGTTCTAATATCCAATCCATACTAAGCTGATTTAGGTTTTAGATGTTCAATGTTATCCATATAAGGTTCACCACCACCAGGAAAATGTCCTTTGTGCCAATTCTTATAAGGTAAATCACTCCATTCAAAATTTGATTGTTTTGGCAAAAACATAAAGTGTGCATTAGGATCATCTAACAATGCTAACTTTTGCCTCATGTGTGACCTTTCTTTATTAAACTTTTTGTTTAATTTTTCTAGTTTGTCAATATATTTATAAACCTCTTTTAAACCTTTGATTTTACCATCAGGTTTAAACTCCAGGTCATCAACTCTATTTTCAATTAATGATATTAGACAATTCATATTTACTTGCCAATTAACCATTTTATCATGGCTTTTTAGCATTTGTTTTATTTGATCTTTTTCAAACTTATTCATAAATGTTTTTTTTAAATGTTAATACTAAATATTAGTGTAAAGAGTAATGCACTTATATAAACAAATGTCTTTACAAATGCATCACTCAAAATAATTTTTTCTATAATCTTTTTCATATTACTTTTTATCATATTCACTTATTATTTTATTAAGTTGAACAAAGTATTGTTCTTTTGTTAAATAAGAATTTATCCTTGCTAATTGATTTAGTTTGTCGGTTATAGTTTTTTGTTTTTTCATAATTGTTTTTTTAAATTAATTAATAGTTATACAAGCAAATATATATCATTGTAATATAATATGCAAATATTTTTTAAAATTTAAAGTATTTTTTTAATACCACCTCATATAGGGATATAAAAAAAGGGGTGAATTAACACCCCTTAATTATTGGATTAACCTAAAAAAACTGTATTACTACGGAGTTTCTAAGCTAGTAATTGCATCAGCAAATGAATCACCATACACAAAAGAATTTGGTAAGTAGTTAGTAAGTGCTACTCTTTCAACACATCTAACAGTTACAAACCCATCTCTCACGTTTGTTCCATCTTCTCTAAAGAACTCAACAGAAACATTATCTCTAATCCAAAGTTGTGTTCCTTGACTAAAGTTACCAAGCAAGAATGAACCAGCAGCTAAAGCTGTATTCAATACAACTGGCACACCCATAAATGTAGGTTGTAATCCAGAATATACTTGATCCTTTAAATATCTATTGTTAGAATCTTTTAACAATAAGATTTTATGGAAATCAGTTGGATGTAAGATAATTTTATCAGCTTGATACTCACTTAAAGAAAGTTGGTTTAAAGCTGCAACAATTACATCAAACTCATTTGCATTGTTGATTGACTGATAAAATGCAGCACTCGCTGATTCATCAAAGTCAGCAGCATCAACAGTAATACCTGAAAGGTTTGGTGATGTTCCATTACCATTAAGAATTTGGTCATCCTCTTTAGCTAACAATTTAGCTGGCACTCTATTAGAGATATAGCTAGTAAGTTGAGGTGTATCAGCAAGCATTTCCTCAGAAATTCTAAGGTATGCACCGATTTTCTCAACTGTATTGTTATCAGCTGCCATATCAAAGTCAGTTTGACCTAATGTAGCACCCTCAGCTTTTGGTGCTGAACCATCAGAATATCCTGATTCTTTTACGAATCTAACAACATCAGATGATGTTGAACCTTGTGGGATTAAACTTCTAATGTGAACAGCTCTAGTTGGATCATACTTGTATCCAGGAACTCTGTCAGCTGGAACAACCTCCCCAGAGAAATCAGCATTCATTGTCATGTCTGCTTTTATTTGGAAAGATGTTGCTCTTGACATTCCACTTCTTAGTGAATCTAAAGCACCCTCATTGATGCTTTTTATTAAGCCACCTTTAAATGACTTATCTTCTTTTTGAGAAACTAATGAATCAAAGTTCTTTTTGTTTTTAACTTCTAACTCATCAAATCTCTCATTGAATTTTTTTGTAAGGTTATCAATTTCGCCTTTTAAAGCTGAATCTGCCTTACCATTAGCACTTTCTAGTGCTTGACCAGCAGCTTTCTCAATTTTCTCATCAATGATGTTTCCTAATTGATCTAGCTGGTTTTTAACATTTTCATCCATTTTTAGAAAAATTTATTTAAGGTTATTTAACAAATAATTATAAACATCAAACTCAGATTTTTGTTCAACTGGCTCAGTAATTTCCTCAATTGGCTGAGTAGCATCAATGAATAAAGATTTTAGTTTGTATATTTCTGATTCAATGGCATATCCCATTTCATCTGAGATATTGCCTTTACGAATTAATTTACATAGGTTGTCATATCTTTTATAAACATCCTCAATCATCTTAGAACCTTTGACATCCATTATCTTTGCTTGGTCATTTGCAGCTAATGTAACTGCACTAATCTCAAACAACTTGACTTCTTTTAATTCTCTGTAATCACCTTTATCCTCTTTTTGAATTGGCAATATACCAACAGAGTTTTCAGTAATCACTCCAGCTTTCATAAGTTCTATAACATCTTTTCCCAAACTTGTTTTTGGAATTTCTGCCACAAATACTAAACCTTTATCATCTTCATATAATTCAACCATTTTACCAATAGGTTGCATCATATTATGTTGGTATAAGTATTTTACTCTAGAACCATTTTCTTTGATTGTCTTTTGATATGCACCCCTAGATATAACATCATTGTCAGCATCTTTATTACCGAAATAAGAACCATATCCTTTAACAATAGAGTTCTTTTCATCATAATCAGATAACTCACCTAATGGTGCTGTTTTGTAAATAAAATCCATACTTAAATTTTTTTGTAAAATTACTAAATTATTTACTAACCATTTTTTAGATAGTTTTCAATATTGTCGGCATACCAAATAGCAAAGAATGTAGCTATTTCAATAATGAGTTCTTTATACATTTTTTTAGTAGTGCCATAATCAAATATGTCTTGATAAGGAACATTCCCAGTTTCAGCTATTATTTGTGTTGTCTTATTATATTCACTTTGATAATATCTTTGAACAGTTGGAATATTATTGTTTTCAGCTTTGGTTCTTTGATTATCAAAGTCATCATTATAAGTATCATAATCCATTGTGGTTTCTGTTGGATGAACAGCAATTGTGCATCTACAATTAATTATATTCTTAGCACTTCCATCCCCTGGTTGTTGAATATACTCACCAGCTAATATATATGGATCATTGTAAGGAATTGTCTTTGGTTCAAAGTTTTTATGCCATTCTCTTTCATTAGCTAAAGTGTTATGTATCCATGTTTTCATTAAATCATTGGCATCAAATATTGTTGTTGCACTTTGCATAGTGGCATAATTGGCTGACCTATTTGATTCAGTTCTAACTAATCTTTCAGCTTGAAACCTAGAATAGTTTTTGAATTGACTTTGTAATATTCTTGTTTTTTGGTCCACACCTAAAGCTGCAAACTCAGGATCAGCAAATAATCTTTGAGCAACTTTGATTAATGTTTTCTTTGCTGTATTAGCAACATTAACAACATTAGCATCAGC